AAACGGATCAGCTTGTTATTGGATTATCTCAAGAAAATGATGGTCCAACAGGATTCACAAAGTCAGTAAAATTAAATGTAAATACTCCTGAAACAAGTTTGGATAGTGATGAATATTTTAGATTTGAACAAAGCATTGAAGCTCAAAATTTACAACATTTAAATTATGGTACTTCTGATGCTAAAACATTAACTTTATCATTTTGGGTAAAATCAAATTTAACTGGAACCTATACAGTTGATTTATTTAAAGCTGATACTACGCTAAGAAATATTACTAGAACATACACAATAAACGCACAAAATACTTGGGAGAAAAAAACGCTTACTTTCCCTGGCGATACTGACTCAGGTGCAACTATTGCGAATGACAATGGTTTAGGGTTTCAATTGCAATGGATTCTTGGGGCTGGGAGTCAATGGACTACAACTGACAGCACTAGCTGGGGAAACTGGGCAAATGGTAGATTGGCGTATGGTCACACTGCTAATTGGACAACAACACAAAACAATAATTGGTACATAACAGGCGTCCAATTAGAGCTCGGAGATAATGCAACTCCGTTTGAATACAGAACATTACAAGATGAATTGCTAAGATGTCAAAGATACTTTTATTTGGTTGGGGGTGACTCTACTGGAAACCAACGAAATTATATTGCAGGAAGAACATCTAATGCTAATGCTATGTATTGTGCTCCCCCTGCGGCTGTCCCTATGAGAAGTACTCCTACTGTTGGTAATTTTTCAGGTAGTTTTAACATAAATTGTATTAACAAAGACGGAGCGACAAATTTAAATACTCAACCAACAATAGATACTTATGATTACGGAAAACCGGGAAACACAGTAGGCAATATGTATCTTAGTGGTGGTTCTGGATTAACTGATGGAAGGGTTTGTTGCGCTAGGATTAATGTTGCTATGACATTTGATTCGGAGTTATAAAAAATGACAGATTACAAATTACTAAATGGAAGAAATGAAGATGGTGAGATTTACCAGAATGTTTTGAAAAAAAGTGAAGGAATTTCAATTCCTTTTGATCCAGATAATAGACACTATCAAGAATATCTTGCATGGGTTGCAGAAGGTAATACACCTGACCCAGCAGATGAGTTAGATTAAAAATAATATATAATGTATGTAGGAATTGATTATTCATTAACCAGCCCAGCTATAACTATACATCATGGATGCGATTGGAACTATTCAAATATTCACCATTATTGTCTTGCTAATACTACTAAGCAAGTACAACGGTGGTCCACCTTGGAAAATGTGAATGTCTCTCTATATAAAGAGTGGACAAATGAAATGGAACGTTATGAGTTTCTTGCGAATTGGACTATTGATAATATTATAACTCCATTTAAAAGACCACAATCAGTATTTTTAGAAGATTATGCATATGCTGCAACTGGTAGGGTCTTTCATATAGCAGAGAACGTTGCTATTCTAAAATATAAATTAAAAAAGAGTGGTATTAAATACACAGTAGTAGCACCAACTGTAATTAAAAAATTTGCTACTGGAAAAGGTAACGCAAACAAGGAACTTATGTACGAAAACTTTTGTAAAGATACAAATACTAAAATTAATTTGAGTGATGGTAAGATAGGAAACCCTGTCTCTGACATAGTTGACTCATACTACATTTGCAAGTATGGTTTAAAAAACTTGACATTGACAGAATAGGGTGATAGTATATATGGAAAGATTTAAAGATCATATACTAGAGTGTCTTTTAAAGACAGTTGTAGAACTAGGAAAATCAACAGAACAAAATGGTGCAAATGATCTGATATGGACAAACGCAGATCTTTGGATTAAATCAAATGATAATGTAGTCATACAATTTAAGATGGAATATAATGATCAAGGAAATGTGGAGGGTAAAATTAAAACATTTAAAATTAATGATGAGGGTGAACCAGAACCATTTGATTTAAGAAATTTATTAGGATCAGAAATAAGAGCAGAAGAACTTACAGATGAGGAAGCACCAGAAGACTATTTAATGAATTAGAATGGCAAATCCTTTGACTGATAAAAAAGAATTTAAAAGATGGCAGGATGCAATATTGGAACCGCCAGAATGGGTATTGAAAAAAGAGGAAAATATGACTGTTAAGGTGGAATTGAGTGAACCATACATGGGTGATCAAAATGAGAGAAAAAATGTATTTGTTAAACTTGTAGATAAAAAACCTAGTGCAAAATATGGTACTGTATATGTTGTCCAAGATAAGGATGGTAGAAAAGGACTTTTCTTCAATTTTACATACAAACAAACAGAACCAAAAATCAAAGATATTGAAGTCAATGATTGTTTTTTGATGACTGCTACTTGTAAACATAGCCAGAGTAATTATGATGGACAGGAACAAACATATTTTAATAGAGTTAAAATCTTAAAAAATACTGGTAGTGTAGAAAAACCCACTGTTCCAAAAAAAATTGAACATGATATATATGAGCATGGATTATGAAAAAAAATAAAATCTTAAAACCTAAAAAAGAAAATAAAATTGGTCTAACAGTAATTCAAGGTAATAAAGATAAAGATTATCAAGAAGAACTTTTAGATCCAAAAGCAGCAGGTGGCACTGAAATTCTTGCTAGGAGAGTTTTTAAAGAATTACCAGAATTGTGTGAACAATTTAATTGGGTATTGTCTTATGAAAAAGTTAAACCTGATCCAAATAAACCAACCCTTCTTTGGATGCATGAAACTCCTTTTGATGCAGGTATTCATCAAAACTTTAAAAATCCAGAATATTGGCAAAAATATATTAAGATAATTTTTGTATCATACTGGCAACAACAAATGTTTAATATTTTATATGGTATTCCATATGAAAGATCAATAGTAATTCCTAACGCAATTGATCCAATAATGATTCAAAATAAACCTAATGCTGATCGTATAAAATTAATTTATGCATCAACACCACATAGAGGTTTGAATATTTTAATAGATACTCTTGATGGAGAAGAATTTGAATCAATAAATTGGGAATTGAGCGTATTTTCTTCTTTTAAACTTTATAATAGGGGATCTCAAGATTTAGAATATCAAGAATTATTTGATAGATGTGAAAAAAATCCAAATATTCATTATCATGGTGCACAATCAAATAGTGTTGTAAGAGATGTTATGGCTGATTCTCATATATTTACTTACCCATGCAAATATATGGAAACATCTTGTATAACAGCAATAGAAGCTATGAGTGCGGGAAATGTAGTTATTTGTCCAAACTATGGTGCTTTACCAGAAACTACTTCTAATTTTTCTTGGGCTTACAATTGGGAAGAAGATGAAGAAAGACATAGGCACATTTTTGGACATATTTTAAGAGACGCTATTATTAATTATAATCAACCAAATATAAAAGAAATGATAAATTTACAAAAAGTTTATGCTGATACTTTTTACAGTTGGGCTGGTAGAATTCCTTTATGGAAACAAGTCATGGAAGCAATACTTAAATCAGTAGATACATATAAAAATCAAGAACCACCTACACCACAAGCAGTCTGATGTCCTATTCAAGATGGATATATTCTGACTTCTATACATATTGGTGCAGTTCTAAGGCCACTGATATTAATGAAGAATTATTTGCACTCCATGAAAAACTTGACAATGAGATCATGATAAGGTATGATGATGCATGTAAGATGATTGAAGACAAAGAGTTCTTCATGGATTATCTTCAAGATGTAATTCGCGATGAGGCGGATTATCATGAATTGGTTTCATATTTAATACGATGGACGCAAGATGTCAAAGATCACTATGAAAAGAAAGAAGGAAACACCTGAACAAGTAGCAGAACGCATGGCTAAGTTGAGAGCCAAACGCAAACCCGCTCAATATAAGAACATCCACCCAACTGTTCTCGCACTCCCAGATGATCATAACTATTCTTTTAAAAATATAAAAGAATGGATTAAAGAAGCAAAAGATCAAGTGTCTGCATTTAATAAGACTGCAAGAAGTCGTGGTTTGACTCCACAAGAGAAACAAAAAGCATCCAATGCAGCAGATAATAAGAAAGCATATATTAGGTATATGGAACATTATCTGAAGCATGGTGATTGGATTAGTGAGTATTCTGGTAAGAATGAGGAACATAGAGTGATTCCAAGGTGCGTTGCTATGGCATATGATTTCAATGGTAATCCAAAAAGAACAGTAGGTGTTTACTATCCAGACATTCATGCGGTGTGGACAAGAGAAATGGAGAGACAACCTATACAAAGCGATGTTGCGATAACTGATAAACAATTTACATCAAAATGATTTTAGTTGATTACAGTCAGGTTTTTATTGGCGCATTTATGCAAGTAGTTAAAAACTACAAACCTGATGAAGACTTAGTGCGTCATATAGTATTGAATACTATCAGAAACTATAAGAAACAATACAAAGATTATGGTGACATAGTTTTATGTTGTGATAGTTACAATACTTGGAGAAAACAATTCTTTCCACAATACAAAGCTCCTAGAAAGATGAAGCGGGCTAAGGACGAAGAAAACTATGTATCTGGTGATTCTTCATTCTCTTGGGAAGATTTATTCACTTCACTAAATAAGGTCAGGGATGAGATAAAGAATCATTTACCTTACACAGTGATGCATATTGAAGAATGCGAAGCTGATGATATTATCGCAATCCTTTCTAAATATCTTCAAACTGAAGAAACTATACCAGCTGGTATGAATGGTATGTTTGAAGAAAAACAAAATGTAATGATTATCTCTAGTGATAAAGATTTTATTCAGTTACAACAGTATGACAATGTGAAACAATTTTCACCAATCGCTAAAAAGTTTATTACAGATAAAGATCCTAAATCATATCTTGATGAACATATATTAAGAGGCGATAAGAGTGATGGTATTCCAAATATCCTAAGTGATGATAATGTATTTGTTGAAGAACGCAGACAGATACCACTCACTAAAAAGAAAATTGTTGAATTGGATATGGATAACTTGTCAGAAAGTAATAACTACAGATATTCAAGAAACAAAACATTAATTGATCTATCGTGTATTCCAGAAAGAATTGAAGAAAAAATTCTTACTGAGTGGAGAGAAACGGATCAATGTAAATCTAAAAAAGATATGTTAAATTATTTTATGAAACATAGACTTAAAAATTTAATGGATGTTATAGAGGAATTTTAATATGGCAGATAGCATACCACATTTATTTCAATCTATTCAAGTTGCTCCTAAAAAACATAAGGTAGATTTACTTAGAAGATTGAATGATCATTGTAAAGAAATTTTATATCATGCGTTTAATCCAAAAATAAAATTTCTGTTACCAGAGGGAACTCCGCCTTTTGTTTTTAAAGGCACACCTGAACCCTTCCCAACAACGTTGTATCCTGAAGTTAGAACCTTTTATATATTCTGTGAAGGAGGTGGTGCAAACGTTAATCAGATACGTAGAGAAGCAATTTTTATACAAATGCTTGAAAAAATTCATCCTGACGAGGCAAAGATCGTGATTGCCATGAAGGACAAAAAATTTCATGAACTTTATGATACCATCACGTATGACGTTGTTAGGGAGGCCTTTCCAACTATGAATTTACCTGAACAGGAGGTTAAGAAGAAGCGGCCGCCAAAAAAGTCTGGTGGCAAAGGGCGGCAGCAAAAAACTTGACATTTGCGATGGTTCTTGATATACTAGGTTTGTACAGTGATGAGAGTCCTCATGGTGAGGGCCCTCAATGGCAAATTCAACCTTTCAAGAGAGATTTATAATGAGAAAGATAATCCTTGCCCTATTGTTTAGTTTAGTAGTTACTCCTGTTTTTGGTAAAGTTGTCACCATGAATGGTGTTCAATATCAAGTTTGGATTGATAAATCCAGTGGTGAATATCGAATGAAACCAGTCGATAGTAAACTAGAAAACTTTGGTAAACCTAAAGTCACTAAACTTACACCTACTGGATCATTGTTAAATCCACCAAAAAAAGTTTTAAATAGAGAACCAGTTAAAACTGAAGTCATAGAAAAAACTAAGACTGAAGCGGTTTATACTGAAGATATTTGTGATGATCCAATGGGTTGTCCTCAAGATGTACAAACCGGTGATTGTCCTACTTGTAAAAAAATTAAAATATATGAAGAAAAACTTGTTCAGAAAATTCCATCAAAAGAAAAAGTTGAACATACAATCATAAGAGAAAATGAAATTCTTTCTATTAAAGAGGGAAATTATTCTTTGGTTGAAATTCAAACAACTCTTGGAACAGATGTTAAAAAAACATATATTCATAATGGTTTAGAATTGGATGTTAAAAAACTTAATCGAAATGAGTTTTATTTTTCATTTGCTGGTGGTGCTGATCTTGTAGATGAGATGGGAAATAGATCAGTAATATCATGTCCTAAACCAGACAATTATATTATAAGTGTTGATGATGAAGGAAATGTAAATGAACTTAATCGTGTTAAAAAAGGATCTTGTGGTACTTTGAAAGGTTTAGCATCAAAATATAGTTTCAATGGTAATACTTTGACAAGAGTAAGAGTTACAAGACCTGTACATTGTCATGTTGGATGTGAGGGCAATGGAAATGTTTATAAGACAGAAATACACACGTATAGATATAATTCTGGATTCAATGGATAACTAAATACTAATAAGATCAATTAATTACTAAGGAAAAAAATGTTTAGGTTATTAGTGATTATGATTTCTTTGATGACATTTATAGGATGTACCCACAAGTCAGAAGAAATTAAACCCGCTGATAATATATCTGTAGCGTTACCTCAAAAACAATTTGAATGGAAAAAAGAGAGAAAAGATTTTTGGATCTCACTCACTTTTTCAAAATTGTCATGGAATCCTGCAGTAAGGCAGAGTTTTTTACCAGAAACATTATTTGATGTTTCAAAATGTATCATAGATACTATGGAAAGAAGATATGATATTGAATCATTTGAAAGATTAAATAATGATAGTACTACTACACCTGAATTTGTTAGTGAGATTAGTGGTGTTTCACGTCTATGTAGTCAAAAGGGTATTATAGAACAAAATAAAAGATTACAACAACAAAAATTGGAAAACCCAAATATAAAGGATATGTTATGATTTCAGTGAAAGTCCATGATAATAATGTTGGAAAAGCAATTTCAAAGCTTAAAAATATATTAGTTAATGAAGGTCTTTTTAAAGAACTTAAAGATAGAAAACATTACACTAAACCATCATTAAAGAAAAAATTGAAACGTGAAGAAGCAGAGAAACAAAGACAGAGAGACTTTAAAAAGGAAATCAAATCTCTTGAGAGAGATGATTTTTTGTTTCAGTGATCTCACAAATTAGAAGGGCATATCTAGACGAATTGTGTGATTATCATCCTGTTATGGGTGATCCGTGGCGTCCTGTTATTATGGATGAACATGAGTTTGAAGATGCATGCTTTTCTAATTCATTTCATTGGTGGATGTGGGAAGTTTTTGATGAACATTGTCCAAGTATGGAAGAAATGGAAGAAGATGTTCAATTTAAATTTGGTAACAAGATTGATGTGAGAGAATCAATTAAGTTATGTTTTCCTGTCACCAGAGTTGCTAAATATAGAACTAAAAAAGGTAAACAATCATTAGTTACTGTTTACCATATCCCACCTGGACGTCCCTATGATCCATCTGTAACTAAAAAGAGAGCACAGTTAGCATATAATGATTGGAAATCTGGTAGATGGACCTTTCATGAAGCAATGACCAAAAACAAATCTAGGTGGCAAGCAATAACAAAATACACTCCATATATACCAGAAAGAAAAGTTAAAGTTAAGGATAAAGTTAAAGAAGCATGTCAATTAGTTTTAGATGGTAGAATGTTAATAGATGCGCTTAAAGTGACAGGGTTGACAAAACAAACTTTTTATAAACACACAGGGGGAAGTAGGCTTCTAATAAAGAGTCATGAAAAATATCAAAGTTTTAACAGTTAAAAATCCATACGCATTTTTAATTTTAGCAGGAATTAAAAAGTATGAGATTAGATCTTGGTCCACAAAATATCGTGGACCTTTGTATATACATTCAGCTAAAGTGCCAGTAAAAGAATATGATGTTAATACTGTGAAAGGTATATCAAGATTAAAAAATCATCATATAAGTATTGATTTAATGGCTATGCATGGTTATCTTTTGGGTAAGGTTGAATTGGTAGATATTAAAAAAATTGGTGATGACATACCAAAACCTCAAGCAGCACTTGATGGTTGTTGTTCTATTGATGATAATGATAAATACGCATGGGTTTTGCATAATCCAGAGATAGCAAGTTTAACAATACCAGTTCAAGGTAAATTGGGACTATGGAGTTTAGAAACAGATGGAGACACTGACAATTAGTGAGACTGCTGCAAATGCGGTTTTAGATGCAATAACTAAATATGAACATTTAAGAGTAAGTGCTAATTCAGGAGGTTGTTCAGGATGGAAATGGGCAATTTGGACTGAAGATGAAATGCTATATACAGAGAAAGATGAAAAAATCGAAACTGAATATGGATTTGACATGGTAGTTGATAGAGATATTTTAAATGATGTTTTAGGAACAACTCATATAGATTATACAGATTCAAGAAATTTAGTTGAACAAGGATTTATATTTAAAAGAAGTAAAGGTTTATCATGTGGTTGTGGTGAATCATTTACACCACTTAAAGGGGAATTAAAATGACATTAGTAGCAGGAACAATTAATGTAACTACAGCAAATGTAGCAACACAATTTTCAACCAGTAAAATTGTATTACCACAATACGCAACTGGTAGTTTACCAACTGGTGTTGAAGGTGAATTAGTTTATGATACAACAGTAGATAAAGTAAAAGTAAAAACAGCTAGTGCATGGGTTGTTGTAGGAACTCAAACAGCCTAATAATCAATCATGAATGTTGAAAAAGAATTTTATATTATATTAGAAGATTTAGTTGGAATGTCAATTGACAATGTTGAAGTTACATCAACATTAAAGGATTTAGATATTGACTCTCTTGATATGGTTGAAATACAATTAATGTGTGAAGAAAAATTTGATTTAGAAATAGATGACGACGATTTATTTGATACAAATAATCCTACAATAGAAACTATTATAGAAAAAATAGAAGAATTGATCGATGGCAGAGAAGAAGAAAGATTATGAACTTGAAACAGTTTGTGAATATACTTTAAGAGATGGGGGTAAAGGTTGGGTTATATTAGTTAAGAATAAAAAATGAATCTTGACTATTTACTTATAGGATTAAGTTTACTATTGTGTGTTGTGGTTGGTGCTTATGTTTATGATAGAGAATTTAATAAACCACCGCCACCTAAACCTATTATTGAATATTGGCACGTGAATTTTTAATGGATAAACAAACTGAAGCATTAGTTATTACTATGGAAGAATGTGGTGAGTTGACTCAAGCATGCTCTAAAGTAATAAGAACAAATCAAAAAGAAGAATATATGCGTGAACTAACAAAAGAAGTTGGTGATGTCATGTGTATGATAGATTTATTAGTACAAAATAATTTAGTAGATGAAAATGATATAAAATTATGTGCTAAGAAGAAAAGAGAAAAGTTAAAGAAGTGGTCTAATTTATTTAATAAATAGAACTATGAATACATGGGTTGAGTATTATAAGTTTACAGATAAACGAAATAATAATCACGCCCAAATGAAAGAAAATGCAAAATGGGTTGATCCAGATCCTAGCATAATTCAAAGAAGATTTTTTGATAAACCAGAGGATGCTAGAAACTTTGCTAATAGTATGGGAGAGCAGGGATATATGGTTTCAGTAAAACAAGATGGATTATCAAACTTTAACAGATTCAATTGTGAGCCAGCATGAGTGTTTTATCAGACTTTGAGAAGTCAAATATATACAAAAAAATAGGTGAATTTTTAATCGCTAATCCTGATGCGGTTCCAGAAAAAGACATAACAGGTGCTGATCGATATACTAGAGATATGGTAAGAATTCATGTTTATTATGCTAAAAATGCGGTCAAACAACAAAAAGAAATTGATGAATTAATAAGTAAAGTTAAACAATTAGAAGAAGATGTTGCGTATTTAGATACAATTAAAGCAAATAAAGAATGAGAATATTATATATTCTTTTTATATGCTTAATTATTAACAGTTGTGTATCTAAAACTACTTGTTGGAAAATTATAAATGGTGGTAAATGCGTACCAATTAAATCATATGAAGAATGGAATAGGTGTGTTACTCCATGTGAGAACATTATAATTAATTCTAAAACAAAACCATATAAGGCTGAAGATAAAAAATGGATAAGACCAAGACCTTATGTATACCCATGAGGATTAAATGTTAGGAGAATTTTTAGTTTACTCATTTGCAATATACGGTTGTTATTATATTCTAGATGTATGGAACCAATGGGGAGTTCTATAA